CTTGCTTATCTCTAAATGCAAGAACCTTAATTTGATTGAGTGGTGCGATGTCCTGAATTTTATCGGCATCTACAATACTAATCAAACCCCAGTCGGCAAGTAGTTGTGCAATACGATTACGTCTCTGAACATCATTCAATGTCAGATTTGCATGTTTACCATCAAGGGCAAATAGTTCCTTAAAATGCACAAGGTAATATCTTCCTTGTTTGTGCAGAATGTGACAGGACTGATAGATTTTCTTTTCCTTTCTAGATGCAACTCCGATACGAGTCAAAGTTTCACGCACTTTTAGAAAGTCATCTGGTTCTCCTAGAACCACTTCCACCATTTGGTCTTGCGACCACTTCACTTCAGCTTCTCTAACAACACTCATCCTTTTCCTCCAGTATCAAATTTTGATTTAATAAAATTAAGTTGTTCTTTTGTTAGAATTTTCAAAGCCTGTTTTGCCTTTTCATTACTATAACCATAATAACGTTTGACATAATCTAGATCTTTGATCTTATCTTGTCGGAGCCAGGGAGAAAATCTCTTCTTTTTCCTCACAATATTTATAAGGAAGTCGTATTGTAACCTTTTAGGAAGGAAATTATACTTATTCATCTCATTGACAAACATCAAAGTATCAAGATGTCCAGAGAAACAACGATTGATAATATAAGGAGGATATTCTTTTTCGAGTGAAGGATCTTCATCAATCAAATGCTTCTTAGTTTGATTGATAGAGTTGAGCCAGTCTTTCAGTTCCATACATCTTTACCTAATTCTTTCATAATAATCATCACCCAAACAAAAATCAATCTGTTTCTTATTATACACTCCAAGTGGTGTTTCTGCCAATTCAAAATAATGTTGATCAAAAACCTCCTCATGATAATAAGACCAATTCCTTTGTAAGTTAGACTTAAGGAATCTGGCATTAGCAGTTCTACCATCAACAACTATAAGAGTACCAGGCAATAAGAAATGCTCTACTGCAAGAATGTCGGCAGACATGGGCAGTCTGTCAGGATGATTTGTAGTAACTCCTCTCACATCACCATTCGGAGAAAATTGGTCTGGTCCATCTAGATAAATTAGGTCAGGACAAACATTGGGCAAATTTTCAAAGTAAGTGCAAACTCGTCCATTAAAAGTGGAAACAGAACATGGAGAATAATGATAATTGATGTGACTTGTTTTTGCAGTATTTTTACAAACTTCAATCCATTCTTTATTATTATCTACAGAAAAACATTGAAATGGATTACTTCTCCTCAAATTATTTTCAACAAAAGTAGAACATCTCTGCTTATTTAAATTGAGTGCATGATCAAATATAATTGAACTCTTACCCACCCCAAACTCAAGGATAGTGGTTACGTTTCTAGAGGTGACCAAGTAATGCAATCTAACCAGATCATCAAGTTCTGGAGTAAATGCTTCTTTAAAATTTGGATCAACAGAACGATAGATTGAATGTTCTAACTTTTTTTGAACCTTACCATATTCATTTAAATCAATGTCTAATAATTCATGGAAAGGATTTTTCTGAAGATAATCTTCATAGGAATCAAGTTTTGCAAAAAAGTTCATTATTTTCTTTTCAGTCATAAAGTAGAAGGTCAAGAACGTTTACAGTTTCTTTTTCGGTAGGATAGTTGGTGACAAGAAGTTCTGTCTTTACATTCTCATCAGTTCCTTTCTCACCACGATGTGCCATGGAATAACGAAGTTTCCATTCACGCAAATGATAATCTTTATACAGTTCCAACAATCTATCATTCACATTATAGGTAATCATAAACTCGTGTGGACACTTGTATACATCTTCGGCAAACTTATCATGATCGAAGAACTTATGCATCTCACGGTCCTTACCATAAAGGAAGTCTTTGATATCATAAGGTGGATCAAGGAATACGAATACATCCTCACCAGGAGCATTCATAACCTCCGAGTAATCAATATTTGTAATCTTCCATTTCTCTGTAAGTTGAGAATACTTCTTTAGTTTCTCAATACCAATAAAAGAAAAGTTAGAACGAGAAGCAGTTTTAGAAAAAGTGCTGTTCTCGGTCAAACCAGAAAAACTACACTTGTTTAGAACAAAGAAACTTACGGCACGATCAAGTCCATCCTGACTATTGATATCGTCCCGTGTTTGATTAAAGAGTTCTTTATGTGCCGCATCCTTATCATCTTGAGATTGATAGTTTGATACTCTCGACTTAATCTCATTCAGACGATTAGATAATTCTTCACCATTATCCCTCAACTGAACCCAGAAGTTATAGAGTGTCACATACTTATCATTGATCCATACAGGGACATCTGGGTATGCCTGAGTCGCATAGAATGCCACAGAACCACCACCAATAAATGGCTCACGGTATTCTTTAAAGTCTTCAGGAAACCATGGTGCCAAAGTCTTTGTTGCCTTAGACTTACCACCAGGATATCTCAGACAAGTTTTAAGAGGAAAGGTTTTCATAGACATAATCACGAGGATGATATTTCAAATATTCCCAGAAGGTCAATTTCATTTCCTTCTGAGTCATACCACAATTTTTTGCGGCAGTAGGTAAATTCATTGTAGCACGAAAGAGTGCTTCATTTGATTCATTTACATTCTGGGGAGTAGTTTTAACTTTTTCCTCCACCATTTTGCTTTTATCAATTTTTAGTAGTCCCATCAAAAAGTCTTAGCAGTATCTAAAAGTTCTGTAAGGTAATCTTGAAAACTCAATGTGCTTTCTGCCATTACCCGATATCCAGTTCCGACATATAGTTGTCCCAATAAAACTGATGCTGTAGCAGTTCCCCAAAAGATATAGTAGAACTTGGACTTAACTTGACATTTCTTAGTTTGTTTCATAATCTTTAATAAGTCTTTCTGCTTGTTTTTTATCAATCCCACAAGGGGCATTCTTAAGGCATCTAATGATAACCTCATTATCGCATATGGTGGGTTTGATTGTAAACCCCCACTTGTCAACTTCACCTTCTACAGGTGCTTCGCATGGGTCAAATTCATGTGGCATTATTCAGTATCTTTGTATGTAATAGTAATTTGATTATATACTTCATCTCGGTTGTCACTGTTGTATACACGACAACGTTCCACTTTAGCATCTAATAGTTTCTCAATATTATTGAGTTGCCATTCGGCAGCATACTTTTTAAACCCATCATCCATCCAAGTTTTATTGGATCCTGGTGTGTTAAAGTCATCCATTATTCAATACCTTTAGGGAAAGCGTCAATCTCAGTCAGTTCATAATCCCAATCTTCCATGACTGTATTAGCATAGAAACGATCAGATAGCATTTCAAGTTCCTTCTCGGCATACTCTCTAGTCTCTGCTTCCAACCAAATATCAATCACCTTACCAAGTCTAAGTTTCTTGATATCTAACTCAGACAATCGATTACTACCGTCTCTCACAGCATTACCAGGAGAGTCATCAACCTGTGATCTTAATCGGATGAATACTAATGCTTTAAACTTCATAATCGTTCCCTCTCATCAAGTGCTTCATTGATAATCTGCTTCAACTCTTCACGTTCTTCGTGTGTAAAGATTGTACGATGCTTCACTGGCATTGGAGGAATCTCTCTCTTAGAATTGGTATTACTCTTAGAGGGAATACTCATACCCTGTGTGTCAATTTTATCTTGTCTCATTTGTAGTAACTCAATGAACCATTCCCATTCCATTTAATTTATATTCCCAAATAAATTGTTAATTACCATAGGAAGTAAACGATGTTCTGCTCTCTGAACTCTGTGATGTAAAGTCTCTTCCGTGTCTCCTACACAAATAGGAACAGAAGAAGAATCAATACATCCCCCAGAATCTAACTCTTCGGTCACATAATGAACTGTGCATCCAGTGATTTTATCTCCACTATCTAATGCCTGCTTAACGGCATTAAGACCTTTATACTTTGGAAGTAATGATGGATGAATATTAATTATCTTATTCGGAAAAGCATTAATCAATCCCGGTGTAACAATTCTCATCCAACCCGCAAGAACTACTAAATCAACTTTGTGCCTATTAAGTTTATCAATGATTTTTTGTTCATCAATACTCTTAATACGACAGTTGGGAATACCCAATCGGTCTGCCCTTTCTTGAGCACCACATCCTTTGATATTGTAGATCATAACTACAACTTCATGGTCTGGACAATTCTCAACAATGTTCTC